TCTCACGAACCTTTTCCAGCAGATCGCCAGCAAAAGCAACCCGATTCACCAGAGTATCCAGCGAACCACTGTTGAGCAGTTCGGTCAGTTCAGAAACGGTATTCAGGACGATCATGTTAGCAAACATCTTTTTCTCTCTTTCTTTTCTTTCTCTTGTTCTTATATCGACATTATACCAAAGGATATTTAGGTTGCAAGCGAAAAGTTTCCTTACAATACCGTAAGGTTTGTGGCGTGCTGTGGCACACCGTTTGCTAACCGTTTGCATTAGCTGTAACATGTTGGTACATAAGGAGTTACATCGCAGTCGGCCCGCCCCGCTCGTCGCAAGTGCTTACGAGCTAAGGGTTTGCGTTCACCAAATCCAATTTGCATCCGTAACGGTCACGCCATCCTCATATGGTGTACCGTCATTCAGAAACCATTCGCCCTTTTTCTGGTACACCCGTACAGGTGAATACTGGTTGATTCGATCCTTCGTTGTGCTAGTATACCATCCCCCCGTATTGAGGGTAGCACTATTGTCGGGATGAATCTTCACAACGTAGGTACTGTGCAGCATGATACCAACGCTACCATCTGCAAGAATCTCTGCACGGGTATTGTTGCCAACCTTACGAGTTTTGCGATTGGTCTTACCGTTCACCATCCGAACCGCTTCGTAGTGTGTCATATTTTCCCTTTCGTATGTGTGAAGAATACCAAAAATCAGAAATGCTGTCAACCCCTCATGCGGGGGAAGGATTCATGCGATAATACTTTGCCCACAATTCATCCACCACGAACTGCACAACCCGATCATGCGAGCCACGGCAAACATAGTAGCCCATATGAATGTCGAACAGAGCATACGTCCCATCCGTCTGCGGGTGGAACGTGAAGCCACACTTGTAGGCGTAACCGTTGATCTTACCCTTGATCGTCTTCGTCTTCGGAGGCTTTCTCATTTTTCTTCTCTCTCTTTCTCTCTTACTTCTTATATCGACATTATACCTACCCCTACTTGAGTTTGCAAGAGAAAAATTCGAATTTTTGTGTCAAGAAATTTTGACAAAACTTTGTAGATTTTTCCATGCGATTGGCACACCGTTTGTTAAAGCAATTTTCGTGCCAAAACAAGATTTTCCCTAAGTGCTTGTCACGAAAGAACTTGCGTCGAATTTGCGCGGCCCGCCGCGTCGTAAGTGCTTACGCAGCCAAGGTTTGTGTCGATTCTCAATACTCTCCGTTGTCCTCGATCACTTCCTCACCGATCACCCCGCAGTGTTCGCAGCAGCGAGGACAGATACCGTAGTCGGCCTGAGCGAAAGTCATCACGCATCCACAGCAGTCAGAAGAAAAGTAGACAGTCACGACGTTTTCCATGGTCCCCTTTCTCTTTTGTGTTGAGCTTATTCTACAAGTTTTTCTGAGGATGTCAATACTGATCAGTAGTACAGGTAGTCGCTCACCACGTTCCCAGCATCGTCCACTTCGATGCACTCTCCCTCATCGCCATACGGGAAAAAATCCGTGATACAATACGACGGATCGGCCAGAGCCTCGGCCAGCAACTCTCCACCGATACGAGCCACACCGACCAGAGTATCGGGCGAAGTGCTATCCGTACCATACAGAAACTCGACCAACTCGTCTCGGGTGTTGAAGGTAATCATTTTTCTCATCTCCTCTTGTGTTGAACGTATTATACATATCGTCTTTTCGCGTGTCAATACCTTAGAAAAATTTTTTTGGATTTTTTTCTGACTGCAAATACTATGCCAATCAAGGGACCCATACATAAACCCATTCTACATATAGACTTACGTCAAATTTTCGGGCGAGATCTTGACGCAAGTCCTTATGCTACAATAACTTAGGGGGTTTTTTCGTTTCCAGAAACCTGCTGGACCCCGGCCCTAAACTTGCCCGGTGGTCTAAACACAATAAGGGGCTGGTATATTAAAAGTCTTACCTAAACCTATAAGGTTGCCTTACCTCATCAGGTTGATTGTTGACACCACAGAAACCTGTTTCGATATCGGATCAAACACACGAATCTGAACAACATTAGTTCCACGATGGAACCAGCTTCTATTAAAAGGAATATTAAATCCATGATACGAGCTGCCTATAGTATACTGAAGTGCTGGTCGATACTGATTAGCCCACTGATATGCTACGAATCTGCCATTCACCCATACTCTTACAAGAACAGGAGAAGCCCCAGACCCCACTGTTTATCAATATATGGATCATTAGGAACAACGGACAATAGAGCTTTAGACTCTAATCTCTCTATACCCAGAACTTTTTTGTCCATCACGGCGTCCTTGCGAAATTTGTAGAAAAATCTGACTCTTCGCAATTTAACCGAAAAATTTGTTTTGTCAACATCACAGTGGCTACTCAACCGTTACACTTTTTGCTAGATTCCTAGGTTTGTCAACATTAAGACCCAACCCAACCGCACAATAATAGGATAGTAATTGCACAGGTACTACAGCCAAGAACGGAGCCAGCATATCCATAATGGGTGGAACTTTAATATTATTAGAATCATCTAATCCAATAGATATAACCGGCCCACCTCGTGCTTGTATCTCTTGAATATTGTTTTGCAACTTACTATACTGTTCTATATTATTTCCTATCACCACAGTTGGGGTTAGTTCATCAATCAGGGCCAACGGCCCATGTTTCATTTCTGCTGCCGCATATCCTTCAGCATGTATATAACTAATTTCTTTAAGCTTTAAAGCCCCCTCCAATGCGATAGGAAAATTATATCCTCGTCCCAAAAACAAGCAATCCTTCATCCCCATATACCACTGCGACACATCTTGAATAATATCTGCCGTCTGTAGTGTTTGATTAATTAGACTAGGCAGTTCTAAAATGCTATGAATAATGCTTTTTCGTAAAAGACTATTTTTATTTTGATTTTGTTGTATCCACAGTGCTAATAATAACAGCACCAGAACCTGATTAACGAATGTTTTCGTACTTGCAACACCTATCTCCACCCCAGACCTTAAAAAGATACCACAATCCGTCATCCTCGCCATAGAAGAATTAGGAACATTACATATTCCAATAATAATTGCATTATGTTCTTTAGCCTTTTGAAGAGCCGCTATAGTATCTGCTGTTTCGCCACTTTGACTAATTCCTATAACAATATCTTTATCTTTATGAGCTGTTTTACGATATCTATATTCACTAGCGTATTCAACACTCACTTTAATATTAGTTAATTCTTCTATATAGTATTTACCAATCAATCCAGCATTCCAGCTAGACCCACAAGCTAATATAGTAATATGATGAGCTTCAGATAATATTTTCTCATAACCTATAAGGCCCCCCAATTTCACACACCCATCACCCAACCGGCCACTGCAACACCTGATAATACTTTCTGGTTGCTCATATATCTCTTTAAGCATGTAAAACTCATAAGCCCCCTTCTCAGATGGCAACCTATGATCAAGTACCTTTTCTATCTCATAATCAATTCCAACCCCATGAGTCATATCATAGGTAATAATTTGATTACTAATTTCACAGACAGTGTTGTCTTTGACATAGACTAAATCAGAAATACCATCGTCTATACCAAGCTTATCTGAAGATATATAATATTCATCGTCTCCAACACCGATAATTAAAGAACTGCCCTTCTTAGCACACACCAGAGTTGTAGGATCATTTATATCGACCAACACAATAGCATAGGCCCCCACAATCTGCCCCAATGCTAGCTTAGTAGCTTCAAATAAAGATAAGTTATTTTTAATTAATATATTATAAACTAAATATAATAAAGCCTCACTATCAGTATCACTTTTAAAAGGATACTCAGATAACGACTCTTTAATTTCTTTATAATTTTCAATAATACCATTATGAACCAAAGCTAATCTATTATCATATGTTACATGAGGATGACAGTTGCTTACTGACGGTTTTCCATGAGTGGCCCAGCGAGTATGGGATAGTCCACAGTATGATTTTAAGGACACTTCGCCCACCAGCTCTTTTAAAGACTGTACCGATCCTACGGCCTTATATGTTTTAAGTTCCGTTCCACAAACATAACAGGCGCCGGAACTATCATAGCCCCGGTATTCTAGGGATGATAGTTTGTCTATAAGATCAGACGAACACTCATTTTTACCTAAATAAGCAACTATGCCACACATTTTATAAGGTACTAAGGTACCAGTCTATGGTTTTCTTTAATCCTTCGACAAAATCTTGCTTGGCTTCCCATCCTAGGAGTTGTTTAGCCTTGGCCACGTTTAAAAATCTTCTTGGTTGACCATTTGGCTTGCTACAATCCCATAGAATATCGCCCCTATACTGCACCAATTCTTTAATAATATCAGCTAAAACCATTATGCTAACTTCTTTTCCAGACCCCACATTAATAGGAGATGGATCATTGACTTTTTCCATACCGTCTACTATAGCTCGTGCCGCATCTTCCACATACAAAAACTCTCGTGTAGCAGATCCATCGCCCCAACAAGTCACATTTGGAAGATTCCTATCCTTGGCCTCTATAAATTTACGTATTAAGGCCGGAATAACATGGGACGAATCAGGATTAAAGTTATCATAAGGCCCATATAAATTAGTAGGCACAATTACACAACTATTTAAATTATACTGTTTTTGATAAGCGTCTAACATCACAAATAAGGCCTTTTTAGCCACCCCATACGGAGCATTAGTTTCTTCAGGATAACCATCCCAAATATCCTCTTCCATAAAAGGAGCATCACAAAACTTAGGATAGGCACAAACTGTCCCTACCTGAACAAACTTATCAACTTTCCATAATCTGCTAACTTCTATAAGATTTAATCCCATAGCCATATTAGCATAGAAAAATCGGCCACCATTGGCCATATTCGCCCCTATTCCTCCAACTTCCGCTGCTAGATGCACCACAACTGTTGGTTCAACATCATGAAATAACTTATGTACATCCAGAGAGCGAGTTAAATCATAATCCTTTTTACGTGGCACAAACACATTGTAATATCCACGATCAGATAATTCTTTTTTAACAAAATGGCCTAAAAATCCCCCACCACCAGTTAATAATATTTTCATATTTTTTTATACCTTTTAATACCTATAAGGAAAAACATTTCTATTAATATAATAAGGAACACTAGGACACAACCCACAAGACCTAGGATAGAAATAAACAACTGGTTGAGGATTCGGAACCGGATAAACCACAAAATTATGTGAGACTATTGGCCGAAATTCCCAAGTATTAACCACAAGCTCCTTCTGCACAAATGTTGGCACAAAAGTTACAACAGGAGCTTGATAATATGAGAATGGTGCAATTGGTTGATAATAATAACTAGCATCCTGACCATAAGTACTACAACATAAAACTAAAACTAATAATACGGTTAAGCTTTTAATCATAAAGATGTCCTTTACATAGCAAGGGGAAAAATTTGCATTATAGATACTACTTAAATATTCATTTTCCTAAAAATAAAAGCTACCAGATCATAGGAACCGGTAGCTTCTATTTCAGAAACATTTCCTTGTTTTTAAAAACCCATCAGACTACTGACGGGGCCACATTGTCCTTAATAACAGCGTTCTTACGAGGACGACCTCTGCTCTTCTTTAGAGCCAGCTTACGTCGCTGTCTACGAACCATAGCAGTAGTAATATTCTCATTTGTCATCTTACTTAGTGCTGCTGCCAGAAACTCATCACACAAATTGGTATGATTATTCTGAATATAGTCTAGTTCGGCAGATGTCCACTTCTTATAGTTGGCCATAATAACTCCTTAAAAATCTTGAATGATAATTGACAATTTGTCCAAACAACATATTATAGTAAGGGTTGGCAAGTTTGAGGCAAGAAAAAAATGAACGAATCAAATATAAAAGCAAATAATATTATCGACTCAGTATTGCATATACGAGCATCAGGGAGTATAGAGGATGTGTCTGCTGATTTGCAGGCCCAGCCGACAAAAACTATAGCACAACTATTAGATGAAAAAACAACAGAAACCACCAAAAACGAAAACTCAGAGTGAATTGCCTAATGGCGTTAAAACAGAAGATTTTTTGCAGGCGCTAGAAAATATTAGCAAAAGATTAGCTAATAAATTTAGATTTGCCTATCATAGTGTTGAAGATATGAAGCAGCAGGCTGCTGTCTTTGCTTTGGAGGGTTTACAAAATTATGATAATAAAAGACCATTAGAAAATTTCTTGTGGACGCACGTTCGTAATCGTTTATTTAACTATAAGCGAAATAATTATCAGCGTCCGGATAAGCCTTGCCATTCTTGTCCGTTTTTTGATAAAGGATGCAAAGTGTCTATCAATCAGTGTGAAAAATACTCTAACAAATATGATTGTGATCTATATTCGGCTTGGGCTAAACGCAACGAAGTAAAGAAAAATATTATTCAACCTTCATATATAGAAACCTCATTACATCAATCGGTACAGCCTACTGATTTTGATATGAGTATGCAGAATCAAGAACTAATCAATTTTTTAGATACAAATATACAGAGCGAATTTAGAGAAAGCTATTTAAAGCTAAAGCATGGTTCCAAGATATCAAAACTAGATTTGAAAAAGTTACAGCAACATATCCTTAACCTAATGGAGACTCACAATTGGAAACCAACAACGTTCCAAGAAAACGAGGACAATTAGGACTCGATGAAGAAAAATATATTAGAGACAACTACAAGTCTTTAGGTATACAGCAAATTGCTGATAACTTAAATAGAACAGTAGCTCCTATTCAAAGATATATCTCTGAAAATCAGTTGTCTATGGTCGAAGTAGATAATGATTCAGAAATATTGAAACACAAATTACACACTAAGACATTCTGGTCAGAAATACAAAGACAATTCGATTCAGATACTGGTGAACTTCAGTATTTTGAGGATACATGGGTTGGATTAATTAGGCAGTTTCGAGAAGATGTTTTACCGGCCGAAGAATTACAAATCAAACAATTTATTACTATAGATATTCTTATCAATCGTAGTATGAAAGAGCGCAAGAGACATATTGCAGAAACAGAGAAGCTACAGAGACAAGTAGACAAAGAATACGAGAAAGAAGAGAGTGCCAGAGATATACCGAAACTGGCGAATCTGGAAACCCAACTGAGCTTTGCTCGCAATAGCATTGCTAATTATACGAATGAATATACTAAGTTACTTAATGAGCAGCAAAAAATAAGTAAGGACTTAAAGGCGACAAGAGAACAAAGAATTAAACGAATTGAAGACGGAAAAAGTAGTTGGGTAGGACTAATACGCATGTTGGAAGATGAAGAAGTAAGAGAGAAAGAAGGACGAGAAATGGAAATTTTAAATATGGCTACAGAAAAAGTTAAACAAAAATTAACTGATTATCATACATATCAAGATGGGACAGTTGATCAACCATTTTTAACACCCGAAAGTGTGGAACATGAATAAAACAGCAATCATTAGCGGAGTAACAGGACAAGACGGATCATATCTTGCAGAACTATTGCTTGACTCTGGATATACAGTAGTAGGACTATACAGAAGATCAAGCATATCTAATTTTGAAAGAATCAACCATATCAGAAATAAAAATCTATTGCTGGAGGAATTTGACTTAACAGACCCAAGTTCCTGCATCTATATTATCAATAAATATCGACCAAACGAGTTCTATAACCTTGCAGCACAGAGTCATGTTGGGACAAGCTTTAATCAGCCAACAACCACATTTGAAATTGATACGATAGGGGTTATCAATTTACTAGAAAGTATTAGAAAATTTTCTCCACATACAAAATTTTATCAAGCTAGTACTAGCGAAATGTTTGGTGCAAATTATTCTGTAGACGCCTCTGGTAATAAATATCAGGATGAAGAGACCAAGTTTCTTCCACAAAGCCCATATGCCGTAGCTAAAATGGCCAGTCATCGCATGATACAAATATACAGAGAAGCCTATAACATCTATGCTTGCTCTGGAATATTGTTTAATCACGAGAGTCCACGTAGAGGCGTCAACTTTGTAACCAGAAAAATTACCAATTTTATAGGACAAGTAGCATCCAAGTCACCACTATCTGCACCAAAACTGGGTTTGGGCAATTTATCGGCTAGTAGAGATTGGGGACATGCCAGAGATTATGTATATGGGATGTTTTTAATGTTGCAACAAGACAAGGCGGAAGATTATGTTTTAAGTACTGGTGAAACATATACTGTTCAGAAATTTTGTGAGAAAGCATTTTCATATGCTGGTTTGAATTGGGAAGATTATGTATTTATAGATCCTGAGTTTTATAGACCTTGTGAAGTTAATTATCTAAAAGGCAATAGTAATAAAGCTAGAAAACAACTCGGATGGCTTCCGAAGGTATCTTTTGACGATTTAGTTAAAGATATGGTTGATAGTGATATTGCTAGGTATAAAAATACTAATGTTTAAACGCAATTTTGATGATCCAGAATATAAAAAATGGAGAACTAACGTATACAAAAGAGATAAACATCAATGTCAATGGCCTGGGTGTAGTACAAAGAAAAAACTAAATGCGCATCATATTAAAACATGGGCCCAGTTTCCTGGTTTAAGATTTGATGTTAATAACGGTATCACATTATGCTATGCCCATCATAAACTTATTAAAGGATTAGAACATATATACGAAGCAGTATTCTTAAAAATATTAGCAGATAAAAAAACAAATGACTAATTTAAATAACTTTACCATCATCATAGACACCCGAGAACAACAACCTTGGGTATTTAATAACTATACTACAGCTAATCGTAAGCTAGATACGGGTGATTACAGTATAGAAGGACTAGAGCATCTATTATGTATTGAGCGTAAAAAAAGCGCTAGTGAATTTGCTAACAATATTATCGAAAGCAGATTTAAAGATGTTATTATGAGAATGAGTAATATGAAATACTCGTTTTTATTATTAGAATTTGATCTAGAAGATTTACTAATCTATCCCATAGGGTCAACAGTACCCAAAAAAATGTGGGATAAAATCAAAATTAGTCCAGCATTTTTGATTAAGAATATTTTAGACCTAGAACTATTACATAATATTAAAGTTGTATTTTGTGGAGATGCAACCAATGCAGCTAAATTAGCAGAGATGATTCTTAAAAAAATTCATTATCTAGAAGTAGTGAAACAAAATAATGGTTAAATGTGTAGCTTTTGATAATGCGTGGCTGGGATTAGGAGATCTATCAGTATTGTCTGTGGATCAGAATCCTATGATTCATAGAAATGAATTTGATATTGAGCATCCAGATTTGCACTTGATGAAGTTATTGCGCAATCCTCAGTATATTGGAGCCACATGCAAGTTGCTTTTTAATATTGAATTACATCCTATTCAGATGGCTATCCTACAGGAATTCTGGATTAGACCATTTCCTATGTATATCGCCAGCCGTGGTTGGGGCAAGTCTTTCTTATTGGCCCTATACTGTATTATAAGAATGACATTTTATCCAGGTACCAAGATAGTTGTTGTGGGCGCCGCATTTCGTCAGAGTAAAATTATCTTTGAATATATGGAAACTATTTGGCGAAGCAGTCCGATATTAAGAAGTATTTTTGGTAGTGGTGACGATGGCCCAAGACGAGATGTAGACAGATGCACTATGAGACTGGGAGATAGCTGGACAGTTGCTATTCCTATGGGTGACGGAAGTAAAATTAGAGGTTTAAGAGCACACATTATTATCGCAGACGAATTTGCATCAATCTCTCCGGATATTTATGAAACTGTAGTCTCAGGCTTCGCGGCAGTGTCTGCTAGTCCAATACAAAACGTGAAAGAAGAAGCTAGAAAAGCAGCGATGATAGAGGCCGGACTATGGAATGAAGAACTAGAAATATTAAATACAAAAATGGGCAACCAAGCTATTATTTCTGGAACAGCAGACTATGCCTTTAAGCACTTTGCACAGTATTGGAAACGATATAAAGCTATAATAGAAAGCAAAGGAGATACTAAAAAACTAGAAGAAATATTTAAAGGAGAGGTTCCATCCAATTTTAACTGGAGAGATTACTCTATTATTAGAATACCATACGAATTAATTCCTAAGGGCTTCATGGACGATAAACAGGTATCACGAGCCAAGGCTACTATTCATACTGGTATCTATAATATGGAATACGCCGCTTGCTTCGTTAGCGATAGTGAAGGTTTCTTCAGACGCAGCCTGATTGAGAATTGCGTTGTCTCCAACTCAAATATTCTTATAGATAATAAACCCGTCAAGTTTTCTGCAACAATCCATGGCGACTCAAATAAACAATACGTATATGGAATTGACCCCGCTAGTGAACAAGATAATTTTAGTATCGTTATTTTAGAAGTTAATCCAACCCATTCTCGTATAGTATATTGCTGGACTACTAATCGTGCTAATTTTAAAGAGAGACAAAAAATAGGTTTAGCAACTGAGCACGATTTTTATGGATTCTGCGCTCGTAAGATTCGTAATCTAATGAAAACCTTTAATCCCATAAGAATAGGTATGGATGCTCAGGGTGGCGGAGTAGCAATCGAGGAGGCTTTACATGATCCGATGAAGGCTGATCCTGGAGAACTCTTAATATGGCCAGTTATAGATGACAACAAGAGTAAAGATACTGACGGACAAGCCGGGCTTCATATTCTAGAGCTTGTGCAGTTTGCTAAAGCAGAATGGACCAGTCAAGCTAATCATGGTATGAGAAAAGACTTTGAGGATAAAGTTCTATTATTTCCTGAATTTGATAGCTTAACACTTGGTTTGGCTCTAGAACAAGAAAATAAAAATATCTTAGAAACCGATTTAACTAGCGCTTTGTATGATAGTCTCAGTGAGTGTATTTTGGAAATTGAAGAATTAAAAAATGAATTGACCACTATTGTCATGACCCAAACCAGCAATAGCTCTAATGCTCGTGATAGATGGGACACTCCAGAAACCAAACTTTCACATGGTAAAAAGGGTCGATTAAGAAAAGACCGATATAGTGCATTATTAATAGCTAATATGTTAGCCAGACAAATGAATAGAGCTTTGAAGCCTGTTGATTATGATATCATAGGAGCAGATGCTCGTACTTCAGTTAAGACTGAGGGCAATCTATATAAAGGCCCGGAATGGTTTGTTAACGGGGCAAACGACGATATTTATACGGGAATTTATAAATAAAAGTGTATAGTAGGGTTAATCGCTTTACATTTGTATCATAATAATTTTATAAAATATGGCTAATAAAAAAACAAAAAATGACGTCATTAAAGACGCTAATATTATCCCAGAAGACGCATATGTTACATGGGGTGATGATCTAGATAGTAAACAATTGGCCTTAAAGGCAGCAGCATCGTCACTTGATGAGTTTGCTTTAGTAGAAAGAGCTACCGCTGCTGGCGGAAGACGTTATAGTTTAGACTTTTCTAATCTAGATGGCGTAACAGGGGGAAGGCCAGGATTAACCAAGAGCGATTATTATACTTTTCGTCCGAATGAGGCGCCGCCCAACCAGATCAAGCTCATCCTGCGTCGTGCAGAAGACATTTACCAAAGGGTTGGTTTAGTAAAAAATGTCATTGATCTCATGGGAGACTTTGCTAGTCAGGGTATTAGACTTGTACATAGAAACAAAAGAATAGAGCGTTTTTATAGACAGTGGTTTAAGAAAATTAATGGCAAAGATCGTAGTGAAAGATTTTTAAATAACATCTATAAAAGCGGTAATCTTGTGATTGATCGCAGAACTGCCAAAATCAGTCTCAAAGTAACTGATAAGCTATACAAAGCTCTTGGTGCAGCAGATATGCAGTTGTCTGACATACCAGAGGTTCAGTTGGAAAAAAGAGAAATACCATGGAAATACACTTTCATCGATCCTGTTTATGTAGAAGTGTCTGCTGGAGCACTCTCTTCATTTGTCACTAATAAAACTTATGAACTACAACTGCCGCCAAGCCTGAGGCGCATTATCAATGCTCCAAAAACTGATGCGGAGAAAAATGTAGTAGCCAGTTTACCAAGTCAGATTATAGAAGCAGCTAAAGCTAAGAAGGCATATCCACTAGATCCCAACAAGACTCTCGTATTTCATTATAAAAAAGATGATTGGCAGTCTTGGGCATATCCTATGATTTATGCCATTATGGACGATATTACGGTTATTGAAAAGCTGAAACTGGCAGATATGGCCGCCCTAGACGGGGCAATTAGTAATATTCGTATTTTTAAACTTGGAAACTTAGAGCACAAAATTGCTCCAACAAAAGCAGCGGCTTCTAAACTAGCTCAAATATTAGGCAATAATGTTGGTGGTGGTACGATGGATCTTATTTGGGGTCCGGATATTGAATTATTAGAATCTAATACAAATGTTCATAACTTTTTAGGTGAAGGTAAATATGTCCCTCACCTTAATAGCGTTTATGCGGGTCTTGGTATTCCTCCAACACTCACCGGAACATTCGGAGCATCTGGAACAACAAATAACTTTATTAGCTTAAAAACCCTAACACAAAGACTACAATACGGACGAGATGTATTGGTGCAGTTTTGGGAACAAGAAATAGCACTAGTTCAAAAGGCTATGGGCTTCAAGTATCCTGCTAAAATAGAATTTGATCGTATGGATCTGAGTAATGAAGATAGCGAAAAGGCTTTATTAATTCAACTTGCTGATAGGAATCTTATTAGCGACGAACTACTACAAACTAGATTTGGTTTTGATCCAGATATTGAAAAGTCTAGACTTAATCGTGAAAGTAGAGAAAGAGTGTCTGAACGAATGGTACAAAAAGCTGGTCCATGGCATGATCCTCAGTTCGAGAATTCGTTGCGTAAAATTGCTTTGCAACTAGGTATTGCAACACCTAGTCAAGTAGGATTAGAAATGGACCCAAAGAAGTCTGGAGAAAAAACAGCATTAGAACTTAAGATGTCTTTAACTCCACCTAAGCCAACAGCGCCGATTGGCGGTGGGAAAAATACAGAGTCAGAGGGTATGCCCAAGGAAGCAGGAGAAGGCCGACCCAAATTATCTAAAGATAGCGAAAAAAGAAAAGACAGGAAATTTACTCCAAGAACCGGCGCTTCTTTGAGACTATGGGCTACAGCAGCACAAGATGAAATTGGTGCTATTATTAATCCAATTTTATTAGAGTTTTTTAATAAGAAGAATTTACGTAGTTTATCTAATTTAGAAAGCAAACAATTAGAAGATATTAAAACAAATATACTTTTTCAATTAGCTCCATACGCTAATATTAATGATGTCGAAATTAGCAAAAAAATGAATGAGCCAGTTGATTCTTCATTAATTAATAATTACTACAATTGGTTAAAACTAATTTCTTTAGATATTAATAGAGAATTAAATGTTGATGAAATAAAACAAGCAAAGGCTTCTTTTTACGATATGGTGTATAATCAATAAGCCAAAATAATCTAGGTAAAAACTATGCAAATATTTGAACAAGAAAAAGCCGACGGCCTTGAACCCATCCTATCCGCTTCGGCCTCAATTTCATACGCTAGTGTTGCACAACCCTATGATGGTGCAAAGAAAGATACTAAGTACTTAAAGAGTACAGCATCTTTTATGGATGAAGATCTATACTATGTACAGTCAATTTTAGTATCTTCTTCATGGAATAAAAATGATGATATATTTGATAAATTAGAAGTTTGGAATGCTCGCAATACCCCTGAGCATAAGCCTACTAATTTAGAGCACAACGAAGAAACAATCATAGGTCATATTATTTCTAACTGGCCAATTACAGAAGACGGTATTTTAATTGATGAAAATACTCCAGTAGATAATTTACCAGAAAAATATCATATTCTTACTGGTTCCGTTATTTATAGAGGATTTAGTAATCCTGAATTACGAGACCGATCTAACAAACTAATAGCAGAAATTGAAGATGGTACCAAATATGTCAGTATGGAATGTTTCTTTAAGGGTTTTGATTACGGCGTATTAAATAAAGCAACCAATGAATATAAAATTCTTAATAGAAATAACGAAACAGCATATTTGACCAAATATTTACGAGCATACGGCGGATTGGGTGAACACGAAAACTATAAAATTGGTAGAGTTTTAAGAAATATTACTTTTACTGGAAAAGGTTATGTTGACAAACCAGCTAATGCTGATAGTATAATCTTTTCTAAGAATATGATTATAAAACCAGAAACTGAAACTAAAATAGACAATTTTGAAGAAAAAAATGAAGAAATTGTCAATTCAGGTGTATTAAGTTTTCAATCCAATACTAATTCGGAGATTTTAACTATGAGTGCAGCTAAAGAAGAGGTTGTAATGGAAAACACAGAAGCTAAAACAGAATGTGCTGAAGCTACAGAAAAGGCTATTACACTAGCCTCTGAGATGAGCACACAAGTATCAGAACTCAAGACAGCAAACGAAAAGCTTCAAGCTGAACTTAGCGAGGCCATTGCCGCTAAGGATAGTGAAATTGCTCAACTCAAAGAGCAAGCTGCACAAGTATTAGCTCAAGAAATTGAAAAGCTTCAAACAGAAATGTTAGCTGAAGCTGCTAAGAAAATGGAAGAAGACAAGAAGGCTAAAGACGAAGAAATGACTAAGGTCAAATCGGAGCTTGACGCCGCCAATGAAATTATTGCTGGTTACAAAATGAAAGAAGAAGAGATGGCCAAGAAAGAAAAGAAAATGAAGAGAATGGCATCTCTCGTTGAGGTTGGCTTTGATAACGAAGCCGCTTCTGCTACAGTAGATAAATTTGAGTCTCTTGACGATGATTCTTTTGAGGCTATGACTTCCCTCTTTGCTGGTAAATTACCTCCTTGGTTAAACAAGAAGGATAAAGAAGAAGACAAAGAGAAGAAAGATAAGCCTAAGGCCTCGTCTAATAATGCCGATTCCCAGGTTTTGGAGCAGGCTGAAGAAGATGAGTCTGTTAATTTGAGTGTTGGCGGCGATACAGAATCCGAAGTGGATTCAACAAGAGCTGCTTTGGTCGAATTCGTATGTAGCAAACTAGGCAAAAAGAATAACAAATAACTCACTTTTAATGGAGAATTACAATGGCTCTAAAACCAGATCGTGTTGAACTTTTAACTGACGTTTCCTTTTTCATGAATACAACAGCCGAACGTGGTGGCGTTGTTAGTGTCGTAACAGCCACTAGTGGTGTTGGCGTATCTATGGATGATGCTAATGCTGTTGTTGCTTATGCTGCTGTAGCTTCTGGCGCCAAGCCAGTAGGTCTACTGCTTAATGATGTTGTTAACCTTGATCTAACCAGACAGCACATTAATTGGCACAAAGACGAGACACAAGTTGGTGGCAAGGTCACCGTGCTTCGTGTTGGTCAGGTAACAACAAACATGCTCGTTGCTGGCACAACACCCTCCGCTGGTGCTGATGCTTATGTTGGTGCTAGTGGCTTGATTGGAACCAGCAGTACAAATGCTGTTAAGATTGGTCAATTCCTTAGCGCCAAAGATACCGACGGCTACGTCAAAGTATCAGTTAACCTTTAATCATTTTTAAAAATAGGGAGATAAACACATGTCAGCTAAAACCGAAAGATTTCAACCTACACCAGAATTAACAGATCTTCTTGTTCGTTCTGGTTCGCCAAACAGAGAGGTAGCTATCGCTGCTAATGCTGAATTTGCAAAAGCTCTTGAGTTACCACTTCGCAGAGGCGTTCTAAGTGGAGACATTCTTGACGGCATTTTCGAGCCAATTCAATTAGCTCAAAGTGCTACTCCTGAGTTCCCACTCGATTTCCTTGCTCCTGGAACTGAAAAGGACTTTGTTGCGTATACAATTCCTAATCACGGATATATTCCAGAGAGACATGTTGAAGGCGATTACGTCATGGTTCCAACATATGATGTTGGCGCATCCATCGACTATCTCCTAAAATATGCTCGTGATGCTCGTTGGGACGTTGTTGGTCGTGCTATGGAAGTGCTCGAAGCTTCATTCGTCAAGAAGATGAATGATGACGGTTGGCACACCATTCTTGCTGCTGGCGTTGATCGCAATATCGTAGTATACGATAGCGATGCCAATTCCAGTCAGTTCACCAAGAGGCTCGTTAGTCTTATGAAAACTGTTATGCGTCGTAATGGTGGTGGTAATAGCACTAGTGCCAATAGAGGTTTGTTAACAGACCTTTATGTCTCACCAGAAGCTATGGAAGACATTCGTAATTGGGGTCTTGATCAAGTTGACGAAATTACTCGTAGAGAGATCTACACAGCTGCCGATGGCAGTCTCAACAGAGTATTCGGCGTCAATTTACATGATCTCGATGAACTCGGTGTTGGTCAGCAGTATCAGCTGTTCTACAGCAACACTCTCAGTGCCGCCCTACCAACTGGTAAGACAGAGGTTGTTGTGGGTCTTGATCTCCGCAAGAGAGACAGCTTTATTATGCCAGTTCGCCAAGAAGTCCAAATCTTCGAAGACGAGACACTACATCGTCAGAAGAGAGCTGGTTTCTATGGCTGGGCAGAGCTTGGCTTTGCTGTTCTTGATAACCGTAGAGTTCTAGTTGGCGCACTATAATATAGTGTCCAAACTATAATGTTTCAAAAGAAGATGGGCCAGTTTTACTGGCCTTTCTTTTTTTATATACATTGTTTCAGTACGCCATTAAGGTGTATTAGATTTATGAATATACTAACACTAAAATTTATCTAGGGCATAATATGGCAGCTAGTAAATATGATTTTGTCATAGAGCAAGGCTCTTCATTTAAACTGACACTAGTGTACAAAAATGAAAATGGCGAAGTTGTTGATTTAACAAATTGGTGCGCCAGACTAACATGGAAAACCAATACAAATATTACACAGGTTTTTACTACAGATAATTTAGACTATAGTGTATATAAGTTTACAATAGAACCAGAAATTGGCAAGCTTACGCTGTTGATCCCCGCAAGTACAACTAATGGTTTTACTTTTAATACGGCTAAATATGATTTAGAACTTCAAAGCGATTATGATCTATATACAGGAGGAGGTAAGTACGTTAGTCGTTTACTTTTTGGAACAGCAACCATTGGTAAGAGATTCAGTCAATCCACTGATCTGCTGGAATGCGAATAATTTATGAGTAATTTTACTTTAGAGATTTTTGATACCAAGCATACAGTTGAGATAGAAACTACTATAGCTGATACTGTTAATAATTTATTTATTGAGACCTCCTCTGATAAAAGTGTAGACATAACTGTTGGATATATTGGCGCTGTTGTATACGCTAGTGATATTGTTGGTTTAGATTCATACTTAACCAATTTCATAGATCACCACAATATCGATTGTGGTTCACCATAATAACCAGGAGATGACATAATGGCTGTTCAAACATTAATTCAGGTTCGTAGAGGCACAGCAAGCGAATGGAGAATAGCCAATTCAACGCTAAGCGCTGGTGAATGGGGTTTTGAAACAGACTCAAAAAGGTATAAAATAGGTGATGGTCTAACATCATGGAATAGTTTGCCCTATTCGTCTATATTGCCATCTTCTAGCGATCTTTCTGGAGCAAGTGGTATAGCAGTTTCATTTACTGCAAACTCTGGCATACCGGTTACTATCTCCGTTACTGGTATTAACTCATCACAAGTTACTAATTTCAATAGCGCGGTAAGTGGACTATTGCCAGTTAAGAGTATCACAGCAGGAAATAATATTACCGTTACTCCTAGTGGAGATAATGGTTTTGTAATTAGCTCTCCCGTAAATGAGAATACTGTTAAAGACATTATAGGCTCCACCATTGTTGGCGTGAGTGGGATTAGAGCAAGTTATGATAGCGTTGGTAAATTAGAAACCATCTCAGTTACTGGATTAACAAGCTCTTATATTGGAGACTTCAATACCTCAGTAAGCGGACTATTAGGTGTTAAGAGCCTGATTCAAGGTACCGGTATAGGCATTTCAAATGCTGGAGGAAATCAGACAATTAGTATTACTGGTATTCCAACATCTTTAATTACCAATTTTGCTAGTGGTGTCAATACCCTTATTGATAATGCTGTTAGTGCAAGTATTGTTGGTGGTAGTGGTGTTGATATTGTATACAATAGTGGCACAAATACACTTACTATCAGCAGTGCTCTAACTGCAGGTAGTGGCATAGCATTAACTCATAATAGTGGAAATTATGTTGTTAGTCTAAGTGATCCTACTATTCAACTAGTAGAGATCACAGACCTATCTTCTAACGCTAGAAGCTTTTTACTAACACCAAGTAGCAATAATCTTGCAACTCTTGTTACTGATGAAACAGGTACCGGAAGTTTAGTATTTTCTAACAGTCCCACACTTAGTGGAGTTACTATTAATGGTAATCTTACTGTTAGTGGTAGTGGTCTAGTTGCTAGTAATGTTAATGACTTTAATACTGCTGTTAGAACCAATCGCTTGGATCAAATGGCTGTTCCTACAGGGAATGTGTCATTTAATAACGTTAAGATTACTAGTTTGGCAGATCCGGTTAGTGATCAAGATGCTGCTACAAAAGCATACGTAGATGCTGCACGAATGGGTCTTGATGTTAAACAAAGTGTTAGAGTTGCTACCACAGACAGTATAACACTATCTGGAACCCAAACTATTGATGGGGTTGCTGTTGTAGCTGGTGATAGAGTATTGGTAAAGAATCAGACTACTGGTAGTCAAAATGGTATCTATACGGTAGCTGCTGGTTCTTGGAGTAGAGCGTCTGATGCAGACACTACCGCAAAAGTTACAGCAGGATTATTTACTTTCGTAACCGAAGGTACTGTTAATGCTGATAGTGGATGGGTAATTACTACTAATGATGAAATAGTGCTTGGTACCACCGCTCTAGTATTTGCTCAATTTTCTGGTGCTGGCCAGATAACTGCTGGTGCTGGTTTAACAAAGAATGGTAATACTATAGATGCTGTTGGTACAGCTGGTCGTATAGTTGTTAATGCTGATAATATTGATCTTGATACGGTAAGTCAAACAGATGGCAGCGGCTCGTCTGGTACTAGTTTTGTACAAAGCGTTACAAGAGATTCTTATGGACGAGTAACTGGAGTAACAACAGCCTCAGTACAAGATGCTACAACGTCTGCTAAGGGTATAGCTAGTTTTGATAGTGGAGATTTTAGTGTTTCTTCTGGCGCCGTAAGTATCAAAGCTAGTGGTGTCGATAATTCTCAATTAGCTAACAGCTCTGTAACTATTGGTTCAACATCAGTTAGTCTTGGAGGAAGCATAACTTCCGTATCGGGACTAACTAGCGTTTCTAGCACATCATTTGTTGGTTCTCTTAGTGGTACGGCTACCAACGCTTTGAATATTGAGGTGGATGTAGCAACTACTGGAACTAATAATCTAGTTTTTGTAAATGGTACCGATGGAAACCTCAAACCAATTGTTAATGATAAATTAAGAATTAATTTGAGTAGCAATGAACTATTAGGCTCGTCCAACACTACCCCAGCCACAACATTGAAATACTTTATTATAGATGGTGGAACACCATAATTAAGATTATTTTGAGTTTTATATGGCTCATAATTCCATCCATTATTTTTTGAAATAGGTACACAATATGAAAAACGGCAAAATATTTATTAAAAATGGCCAACCTTATGTGGTGCCACTTCGCTTGGTAGATGGTGTTTTGTCTGGTTATGTTGAAGGAAATATAGCGGCAACTCCAACGGCTACGCCAAGCCCTTCAGCTACCGTCACACCAACGGCCACACCAACATCCACACCAACACCCACACTAACACGAACTCCCACTAATACTCCAACAACCACCATAACCAATACTCCCACTTCCAGTGCTATACCGGCTACACCCACACCAACTACTACTGCAACTCCAACTTTAACAGCCAGTATTACTCGGACTCCTACACAGACAGTCGCAGCTTCAGTTTCTTCCCTAGCGATTGTGAGCGGATCTGCTCAAGGGAGCGGCACGTCAGCATCTCCCTATTTAGTAGCAGCTGATACATCTCCATCTCCAATATATCAGGCAAATGTACCTGGGCTACTGACAGTAAACTTTACCAGTAGAAGATTCTTTGATTACAACTGCGGAAAATCTGGATGCTCACAAGGTAGACACAACGAAGGTGTTTATTTCTTATGGCCAAATGGTATTTATTACGAACAAATACGAACTAATATAGATAATTTTACAACTTCGACTGGTTTTGGGTATGAAGCATTTTTAACAAATGCCTCTAGAAATACCTTAACAACAATTAGCTACCCTATGCACGCCGGACAAAGATTAAGAATGAGCCAACATTCTCAGGCTGTGGGTGACGACCGATCTGCCCCCGATAACAACAGACAACTTACAAACACAAGAATAAGCTTTACGCCAGCGAGTAGTAATTTTAGCATAACAGCAATAGGATCCAGAAGCTTACATGGAAATGGAACCGCAGCAACTCCTTATACCACAACAAGTCGATACGACACAAATCCTAATGAGAGAACATTAGTATTCAGGGCAAATGGAAATGGTGTTGTGGCCGTGTCCTGCGACAACATGGGCTATGATGCTGTAGCACCATTTAATGTTTTAGTAGGAGGAACAGCTAACAGTTTTTCTGGAGCAGTTTTAAAAGATAAAAATAATCTTTTCTCTTTTGCCAGATCTGCTAATAACACTATAAGCAGACCTAATTATTATCATCGACCAAGATTCATCTGGGTTAACGATGGTGAAATATTCAGTCTAGCTTATCGTGAGTGCAACAAGAGTTCTTGTTGGTGGAGAGAAGTAAACACAGCATATGAGCCAACAGTAGTATGGGCTGTACCAAACTCTATATCTGCAAATGGTCTGTTTTTGATGAACTACTCGCCATTTCCAGTAGATTTTGGGCTGCCAACTGTTGGCTGGCAGGGGCAAGTTTTACCAGGGAATAGTCCAGTTTATTGGTCTGGTCTTGGAACATCCTCTAGTCCAGCCAATATGAATGATTGGAGTGCTAGCTTACACTTCATTGGCTATGGAGCAACAATCTACACATCCCTTAAGGGTACAATTTCTTTTAATTATCAAATTAGAGATCAACAATGCAGTAAAAGTGGGTGTGTTTGGCCAAATCTTTTTGTTCAGATGACAACTAGACATGGTATATCGGGAGGATATGGCAACAGCAATGGCGGGCAGGTTTTATCAACAACTAATGTTTCAAACGGATTAAGTTCAGGAACACATACTGTAAACGTGTCAGCATTCAATAGCATTTCCTTTCTTTCTGCTAGTTCTGCGAGTGCATTTAAAATCACCAATCTAGTATTCACACCGAGCGTATCATGAAAGGCGTTTGCGCATTACACAACGGTAAAGCTTTAGCTCTTGTTACAAGAAGCGGAAGTCATGCATTAATGAATTTGATGCTTCCAAAAGACCATATACAAACTCACCCAGAATGTCATAAAGATCAAAAGTGGCATCCTATAATGAACTTACGAGGACATGATTTGAAAATGGGCTTACCAGAATGTGAAGTTTGTTGCATGGTAAGAAATCCCGTAGATAGATTCAGAAGCTCTTGCGCTAGACGGAATAAAACTGTTGAAGAAGGTTTATTAGAGGATGAGGTTCACTTTTGGAGCATGGAAAGTATGGGCCTTTTAAATGACAAAATTAAATACTTCTTATTTCCAGAACAGATTGACGAATGTGCAGCTTGGCTAGGATTACCAACGCCTGTGCCGAGATTAAACGAAGAAAAAGATGATAAGAAACCAGTTTTAAGCGAGAGCCAGCTTGAACTAGTGGTCAAACAGTACTATAATGATAATGAACTATATCAAAAACTGAAGGAGAAATATTATGGCAAACAATTTTGATGGAAAAGTTTTATTAGTTCCAAATTTTCTAATAGCTGAAGAAATCCAAATTTTAAAAGATTGGACAAACAAGGCTGTAGAAGAAGGTCAGTTTGTTGACGGAATAACTGGTGACTGGGATAAGAAAGAATTTAGCACAACAAAATTAAGACTCACAAATCGAATGAGTCAAAATATAAATTATCCTGATTTGGTTAAAGCTTTGCAAGACCGAATTCGTCAAACAATTCCATTAACAGCAAATGCTCCAGTTATTGATGGACACGGAAAAGATGGAGTTGTTGTGAGTGTAACCTATAACGACGGTGATGTTTACAAGCATAAAGATCCTAGTGTGGGCGAGGGGGTTGTTGGATTAAGATGTAATATTCTTGCCAGCAAAGCAGAGAGTGGTGGTAGTATTCATGTTGAAGATAAGACTTATAATTTAAATGAAGGTGATATGATGTGCTATTTAGTAACAGAACTTTATCATAGTGTTGATGTTTGTCACGGAAATAATCCACGAACACTATTTATGTTTGGATTTGTTGTTGATAAAGATAGCTGGAATAGTCAGCTAGATATACTATAGAACTAATTATTTGTCTCAAATTAGATGTGCTAAAAATATCATAGTAAATATGGAGTAATTATATGAGTAATTATTTATATAATATTTTCATTGATGAAATAGTATTAGAAACTGTTAAAGAAACTATTATTCTTTTTGGCATAGTTTGGTTAGTAGCTAGGTCGCAATAATTGACAACTTTTCTAATCTTTAAAAGGTGCGTATTATAAATAGTATACCTCTCTATAGGAATTTTATTAATAATGGCCGTAAATGATCTTATACAAATACGCAAAGGAACAGCTTCGGCATGGACTTCGGCCAATCCGGTATTAGCTAGCGGCGAGCCAGGATATGATTTGACCAATAAGATTTTGAAAATTGGAGATGGAACATCTAACTGGACTAGTTTAGCTAGTATAAACCTTACCTCGTCTAATATTACCGATTTTAATACAGCTATTAGCGGAATCCTTCCAGTTAAGAATATAGTTGCTGGTAATAATATTACTATAAGTTCGTCTAGTGGAATTTATACTATTAATAGTACAGCAAGTGGAGGTGGGGGATCGGCATCGGCAAGGGGAAATATTACCACCACAGGAATACTATCTTCTTTTAATATTGCTGAAGGTTATTCTGTTGGTTATTTAGATTTATTCCAAAATGGTGTTAAATTATTAAGCGGTAGTGATTTTATTGCAACAGATGGTAACTCTGTTGGTCTAGTTAATAGCGTACCATCGGGAACAGTTCTAGAATATATTACTTTATTACCCTCTATTAGTTCTAATAATTATGTTAAACTAGATAATATCAGTTCATCTTTTAATGGCTCGTCTACATCATTTGGATTAGCAGTCAGCGGAACAGCATATTATCCTGTTAGTGCAAATACTTTAGGAATTTATGTTGGTGGCGTAGCCCAAGAACCAATTTTTGCATATAGTGTTAGTGGATCAAATATAGTTTTTACTGAACCTCCAGCTAGTGGATTAACTTTCTGGGGAGTCGGTTATGGAACAACAACGGTGGCCACATTAAACGGAATAGCCCCCGGCTCATCTGGATTTCCATCTATTAGTTCATCAAATGATTTGACCACAGGATTCTATTTTCCATCTGGTGGTTCTATTAGTATAGCTAGTTCTGGATATGATAGATTTAAAATTAATAGTAATGGTAATGTTGTTTTTGGTGGACAAAATATTAATAGTTTAAGATATGTAGATATTAATAATATCAATAATTTATCAAACGCTGGTAGTATTCTAAGATTAGTTACTAGTAATGTTTCTGGTGTATCTATTAATGATACTACTAGTGCAGATTTGGTCAAATATAGTAATGGCCAATTTGGTATTAATAATAATGAAAGAAATCCTGCTGCTTTTATATCTTTTAATGTTGGTGTTACAGAAAAATTAAGAATAAGTTCGGCAGGAAACGTTGGTATTGGAACAAATGTCCCAACAACCTTATTGGATATTAATAATGATAAATTCCGAGTAAGAAACAGTAAGACACCATCTTCAACCACAGATACTGGAAATCAAGGAGATATTTGTTGGGATAGTAGTTATATTTATGTTTGTACTAATACTAATAATTGGTCAAGATCATCATTAAGCACATGGTACAACCCAACAAGCTATAGCAATCTAGCTCTTTGGTTAGATGCTAGTGACTCATCAACTTTATATGACGCCACAAGCGGAGGATCTCTTGTTGCTGATAATGGTCAGATAGCTAGATGGCAAGACAAAAGCGGTAATAATTATCATTTTACTCAATCTTCTGCTGCTAATAGACCAATACGAAGAAGATCTATAAAAAATGGGTTGGATGTAGTAACAACATCTGGTGGCAATTCTCAAAGAATGCAGAATACATCGATCAACTTAGCCGCATCAGATTATACAGTTTTTTACGCTTTTAATTCTTCTGAAGATTTAACTAGTTATCGATATGCATTAGAGTGGACAAATTTCCCAACAACTTTTGCATATCGTGGCACTACGGCCGGAACTCCAGGTTTTTATCAGTTTAATACTTGGCGAGATGCTACGACCTCTAGCGCTTCGGGGCCGCATGTTTTGTCTTGGACATTAAATTCTGCAAGTGGTGCTACGATACACAGAAATAATATACAAGTAGGAAATGTTTTATCTTATAGCACTCCAAGAGCTTGGGGTGGTACAACATATTTATTAGGAGATTCTTCGAATTCAGTTTTTCTTCTTGGAGATGTTTATGAATTAATAGTTTATCGTTCAGTACTATCAAGCGATGCTAGAACTAATATCTGTAATTATCTTTTAACTAAGTGGGGTATTTCATGACACTCCTTTACTACGCCCTGACAGAC